ATCTGCATCACGCCGCGACCTGATTGGAGGGTTGAGAAATGCGCATAGTCGGATTGACTTTTAAGGAATCAGCTCCTGTGTTCACCTGCCCCGTTTGTGGCAAGGAGTACAAGAGCGAGGATTCTCTGAAGAATCACATCAAGACCAAGCATCCTGAGGCGGTCAAGGAGCCTGACCAGGAGCTTACCGCCGAAGAGGTGTGAGAAAGGAGCCGCCATGGTCGCATATGAGTTCTACAAGTCCACCTACCACGGCGGCTCCATCCCTGCGGAGGAATGGCCCGCTCTGGAGCGGGAGGCTGCGGCTCAACTGGCCCGGTACAAACGCATTTACACTGTAGCCACTTCGGAGACGAGAGGCGAGGACATGGCCGTCTGTGCCATGGCGGAGGCCCTGTACAATGCCCAGCTGGTCGCCAACGGCGAGGGCGGCGCTGTGCAGTCGGCCTCCATCGGCTCCGTCTCTGTCGGCTATGGCAGCGCGTCGGTCCAGGCCGTGGATGTTACCCCGGCGGGAGTGGCCCGTGCGCTCTGGGAGGCCGCCACGCTGTATCTGGACATCTACCGGGGGGTGGTCTGATGGTCATCAAGCCGCACAGTTCCCCGGTGGACTACAGCCTCTGCAATCAGACCGTGACCATCTACCACTGGGACGGCGGTACTTCTTACACCCGGAAGGTCATCGAGAAGGGTGCGTTCCTCGACTTCAAGAAGACACAGAACGTGGATAAGACCGGCAGCACGGAGGTAAATTCCTTCCTGCTGGTCATTCCAGGCGCTTCTGTGCCCGTTACGGTCGGGGATAAGGTATTTGCCGGGGAAGGTCCGGAGGTCGCCACACGCGAGGCGTGGGCGGCGTTTATCCCCGTAAAGGTCCCTGGCCTGGTTGTGGTAAAGTACGTAGACCCGAAATACTGGCACGGCAGCATCGTGCACACGGAGGCGGGCGGATGAGTACGAAGATCCATGTGGAGATGAAGCCCATCAGCACCATCGTCAACCGGCTTGGCCTTGGGAAAGACGGGAATGTGCAGCGGTTCGTCACCAACACCGTCAACCGGCGAATCACCAGGTATATGCCATTCCGGAGCGGCGCTCTGGCCACAAAGTTAAAGCACATCAAGAGCTCCACGGAAATTGAGGTGCTTGGGCCTTACGCTCGATATCAGTATTATGGAAAGGTCATGGTGGGCAAGGCACCGAAAACTGTGATTGACCAGCCACTGAACTACGACAAGACAAAGCACCCATTGGCAGGCCCTTTCTGGGACCGACGCCTGATGGCAGACGAGGGTGCCCAGATCGCCGCCGAGGTTCAGAGATATGTTGACAGAAAGGCAGGGAGGCGATGACTCCTCTGGAAAAGCTGAAAAATTGGCTGGGTACCTATCCTGGCTTTGACATTCTCGCCGCCTTCCAAGTGGACTACACGGACCAAGTGCCCAATAATGGCGGCGTATACCCGTCGGGCCTGGTCGAGGTAGAGCGCCGCAGGGACATCATGGGAAGCGTCATAGTGACAGATCAGTACAACTTCGGACTGTACTATGTTTTTGAAAAAGCCCCCGGGGATGACGCCGGGGCTGCTGTCAACGCCGACTGGCTCATGGACTTCCAGGAGTGGGTCCAGGAGCAGAGCATTCTCGGTCTGGCTCCTGCCTTTGGGGATGTGCCCCGGGAGGAGAAGATCATGGCCCAGAATGGCGTCCTATATGAGAGTGACGAGGAGGGAACGGCCACCTATATGGTCCAGCTCTCTATTCAATTCAAAAAGAAACATGAGGTGAAAAACAAATGGCTGAACTGAGTTTTAACACCCCCGCCGGCGCCGTAGCCGAGCGGAATTTGCTGATCCTGTATCTGAACACCGGAGAAAGCGCGACCCCCGTCTGGAGTCCTATCGGCAAGCGCGTCGAGGACAGCTCCATGGAGTTTGACTGGGGGGAAGAGTCCAAGACGGATATCTTCGGCAACACTTATACAACCATGAAGAAGCCCATCATCACGCAGACCTTCGACCCCTGTGAACTGGACGGCGGCGATGCGGCACAGGTGAAGATCTGGAACCAGGCTATCCGGGATCAGGACGCGGCCGCCATGGCCAACAACGATCTGCTGGTGGTCCACGCTTACGCCGGCACAGCCGATACCGCCGTGTTTGCCGAGCGGTATCCCAGCTGTATGGTGAAGCCCTCCGCTCTGGGCGGCAGCGCTACCATCGGTATGCCTATCGATGTGACCTTCGGCGGCAAGCGGGCAAAGGGTACGGCCAAGGTCGACGCCGGCACGGTGACCTTTACCGCGGATACGGCGGGATAAACAAATGGGGCGGAGGGGGTGACCCTTCGCCCCCTGACCTTAGGAGGACAAAATGCCTGAACTGAGATTTGAGACCGGCCTTGTCACCTTCGATGTGAACGGCCGGAGCGAGATTACCTTCAACCCTACGGACAGCGCCTTTGTCGAGAGGCTGTTTGACGCCTTTGACACGCTGGACAAGAAGCAGGATGCCTACAAGGATGAAATCTCCCGGGTAGGTGATAAGCGCGAGATCTTCGAGATCGCCCGCCGCCGGGATGCGGAGATGCGGGAACTAATCGACGGAGTTTTCGGGGCCCCTGTGTGCGCGGAAATTTTTGGCGGCATGAATGTATATGCCATGGCTGACGGCCTGCCTGTATGGTGTAACTTCCTTTTGGCCGTCATGGATGAGATCGACACCACCTTCGCCCGGGAGCAGAAGGCGACCAATCCCCGGATCGCCAAATACACGGCGAAGTATCATAAATGAGCAGCCCGTGGAAGGGGCTGTTGCCTACCAGCCTGGAGGTGTGCGGAACCGATTATGAGATACGATCGGATTATCGGGCTGCGCTGGACATCTGTACGGCTCTATCCGACCCGGAGCTGAACGACCAAGAGCGGCAGTTTACGGCATTGGCTATCCTATATCCGGACTTCGAAGAAATGCCACAGGAGCACTACCAAGAAGCTCTGCGGAGAGGATTTTGGTTCATCAATGGGGGAGAGGAACCGCCGGCGGCAGACACGCCAAAACTCATCGACTGGGAGCAGGATTTCAAGCTCATTGTGGCTCCCGTCAACCGGGTCATGGGGCAGGAGGTACGGGCAGCGGACTTCCTTCACTGGTGGACCTTCCTGGCGGCTTACTACGAGATTGGAGACTGCCTATTCGCTCAAGTGGTCCGTATCCGGGAGAAATGCTCCAGGGGTAAGAGCTTGGACAAGAGCGAGCAGGAGTTTTACCGAAAAAATCGGGATCTGGTGGAGCTGAAGAATAAATACACGGCTGGGGAAAATGCCGTTTTGAAGCAGTGGGGCATTGGGTAAAACGCCCCGCGGGAAGGCGAGGTGAGGTACCGTATGGCTGATGGGTCCATCGTGTTTGATACCCAACTGGACAACGCCAAGTTGGAGAAACAGCTTCAGAAGCTGAAAAGCGATATTACAAAGCTCGAACAGAGCATTTCGGAGCAGGAAACCAAAAAATCTCCACTGATCCAGCAGGCGCAGGAGCTGGAACGCAGCCTGAAAGCTGCCAGAGCTGAAGCGCAGAAGTATGGGGATGAGTGGAAGGCCGGGGCAGCAGGGGCTGATAAAAGCCAGTCTGAGGCTGTTGCAAGGGCTCAGCAGCTGGAAGCTCAGCACGCCGGTGTGGTTTCGCAAATCGATAAGATCGATAAGAAACTCATTCCGGCCTACCAGAAAATGGATGGAATGAAAACCGCAGCAGGAGGGCTGTCACAAAGGCTTGCCCAAGCTGGGGGAAATACCGAAGCGATGGGCGAGGCGGCCAAGAGAGCAAAGAAGCACATGTCTAGTTTCTCTTTGCGGATGAAGGAAGTAATACGTAGCGCCCTGGTGTTTACGGTTATTAGCCAGGCGTTGGCGAAATTCCGGGACTGGATCGGCAAGGTCATAAAGACCAATGACGAAGCCTCTGCCGCTGTGGCACGGCTCAAAGGCGCATTGCTCACGTTAGCCCAGCCACTGGTCAATGTCCTTGTCCCGGCATTCGTAGCCTTAGTGAATGTTTTGACCCGTGTGATTTCCGCATTGGCCGATATCGTGTCCGCAATTTTCGGGACTACGGCCAAGGCATCCGCAGACGCCGCGGAGAATCTGTATGATGAAACCTCCGCTCTGGAGGGTGTCGGCGGGGCGGCGAAAAAGGCGGGGAAGTCACTGGCGGGTTTTGACGAGATCAATAAGCTGTCCGGCGATACAGGGACTTCCGGCGGCGGAGCCGGGGCCGAAATCCAGCCGGACTTTTCGGAGTTCGAATCTGCTCTTTACAAACAAAAACTCGACGAGATCACGGCTTATGTGAGCGGAGCACTTCTGGCTCTTGGTGCTATTCTCTTCTTTACCGGTGCGAATCCTCCTCTTGGGCTTGGATTGATGGCCGTTGGAGCGTTGGGACTTGCCTCTCTGATTGCTGTGAACTGGAATGCCATGGACGATGGATTGAGAAAGGCACTCTCCACAACGCTCATAATGCTCGGCGGTTTTGCACTCGTTATCGGTGCAATCCTGGCACTGTCCGGAGCGCATATCGGACTTGGCATCGGCCTTATGCTGGCTGGTGCTGCGGCTCTGGCTGGAGCGGTTACTTTGAATTGGAATACACTGGGCGACCAGCTGAATGAGACCTTGGGGGCGCTGTTTCTCATTATCGGCGGATTCATCGCAGTCATCGGCGTGATCCTTATGCTGGCTGGTCATGCGCCAGCGGGACTTGGGTTGCTGATCGCCGGTATCTCCATCTTTGCCGCCGGAGCGGTGTCGGCCAACTGGGACACTATGAGCGGGCAGGTGAGCAATTTCCTCGGTGAGCTGTTTGTTATCATAGGCGGATTCCTAGCCGTCATTGGCATCATCCTGCTGATGACAGGACATATTCCACTGGGAGCGGGACTGCTGCTCGCGGGCGCTTCTGCTTTTGGCATTGGTATTGCGGAGCTCAACGGGGATATCGTTGCCGGTGAGGTAAGTGAAATGCTGGGGGCGCTGCTGACCTGTGCCGGGTCGGCCATGCTCGCTGTCGGCTTGATTTTG